TTTTTTTGTCCCTGGTGCGGGGCTGCCTGGGCGAACTTGCTAAAAAAGATCCGTAAGCACCAAAGGCGACAAAAGAATTTTGTTACGCCTAGTATTACTTACGGATCAGCGTAACAAGTAACAAATTTTAAGAAATGTTATTTGTGAAGCTCTCTCTCCTAACAATCCCCTCTTCCTCCAAAATATGTCCCTTGCGTATCACGGCGGTTGGTGCGGACCAGGATGGTCCAACAACAAATACCAAACCAGTGTAGCTGGTGGTACCTTCACCCCCATAGACCAATTTGACCGAACCTGCAAACTGCATGACAACCGATATCATGCAGGGTTCAATCTAAAGAGAGCCGATTATGATTTCTACCATCAAAATATTGGCCGAGGTTTCAAAAGAAGTGCTGCTGCTGTTGCTGTTGGAGTTCAAGGCTATTTTAGAGAAAATACAGCAAACAACTCCCTTCTTCCTCAAAAAAATCGTATGGTTCCCATTCCCAAGACTAAAACGTATGGAAAGCGCAAGCCCAAGACCACAGGACGCAGCGTATCTAAGCGTCCTCGTAATGCTGCTGGTCAGTTCATTCCTACTAATAAGAAAAACATGTCAACTCAAACTACGAAGAGTCGTCGAAGCAAACGAACTCGTCGTAAACAGACCCGTTCTACGCGTTCCAAGCCCAAGTCCTACAAGAAGTACTCGAGAAGTCGTCGAGGTCGAATTTCGGCCCATGGAGTCCAAATGACCTCCGAATATGGCGCTACCGAAACTGCGACCGCTGCACAACAAGTCATTGTTCTCGGCCATGCTTCTTCCTGTCTGAGACAAATCCAGAGCGTGTTTGCTGGCGCATTATTCAAGAAGCTGTTGCACAAGGCTGGAGTTTGTGTCCCAAGTTTCGAGTCCGTAGTTGAAATTTGCCCCAAGTGGAATATAGTAGTTAATTTTGCAGATAGCACTAGTGTAGAACAACAAATTCAACACGAAACACTTGCTGGTACTACTGGTGCTACCCTGGATCAGTTTGTTGCTTGGTTCTGTTCTTCTGGTCGCCCGTGGGCTAATAACACCGAACTAACTAATTGGACGTTCCAGTGTATCCGCCTCAATATCGAAGACACCGGCGCCGGTATTGCACAGGCTGCCCCTACCACCCTCTGGCTCGAACGCGCTAAAATGCACTATGAAGTTAAATCAAGTATGATGTTTCAGAATCGATCTGCCGGAGCACTCGGATCTGAAGAAGACCAAGTCGATAATATTCCTCTGTATGGCTATTACTATGAAGGAAAAGGCAATGGCCCTGAATCAAGCGCTACTGCTCTGCAAACAAGTGGCAAAATAGCTGGTCTGTTTGGTGGCACTTTGCAAGGAATTATAGACATGTCGGCCGCCGAAACAACAAATGTTGGCATCATAGAACCCCCTCAACCCAATTTTTTTAAAGGTCTATCCAAGTATGGAAAAGTTACATTTGGCCCCGGTGAAGTTCGCTCAAGTGTCCTAACTACAAAAGCCGACTCCGGATTCAACACCCTGTTTCGAAACGTGTTTTCTCAGTGGTGCTTGGATGCCGGTATTCAGAACAAACACATCCGTCAGAAGATTGGAAATTTTCGTTTATTCATTGTCGAGAAAATACTACAAGCTGGCGCTGCCGACACCGCAGACCTTCGTTTGGCTTGGCAAGTGAATGTAGACGCATTTATGTCGTTTACTGAAGGTCGTGCCTGTGAAACAACTATGAAATTTACGTCGAACGCCTAAACAAACCGTTTGTTTGCGCCACACAAAATTACTATAAATAGAGTCGTTTTTATCTGAATTCCCATGTCCGTTGGAAGATATTGGCTATTAACAATACCACACCATGACTTTGTGCCATATCTGCCGCCTACCGTCGCCTATATCAAGGGTCAGCTCGAGCTTGCAGCAAGTGGGTTCTTACACTGGCAAGTACTGTGTGTGTTTGGAAAAAACATGCGTCTGTCTGGATTGCGAAAACTGTTCGGCGATTCATGCCATTCTGAACTCACTCGATCTGCTGCCGCCGACGACTACGTCCACAAGGATGACACCAGTGTCGAGGGTACCCGCTTTGAACTTGGCTCCAGGCCCCTCCAGAGATCCAAGGCTACAGACTGGGAGCTCGTCAGGAAGGCGGCCATTTCTGGACAGTTCGACGAGATCCCGCCAGACATCTATGTCCGTTGCTACTCCCAACTCAAGTCTATCGCAAAGGATAATCTCAAGCCTCAGGCCCTCGAACGGAGTGTATTCGTATTTTGGGGACTCACGGGTACTGGAAAGTCAAGACGTGCCTGGGACGAGGCCGGACTCGACGCCTACCCCAAGGACCCCCGCACTAAGTTCTGGTGTGGCTACAGACAACACAAGCACGTCGTTATTGATGAATTCAGAGGGGATATTGACATCGCACACATGCTCAGATGGCTCGATCGTTACCCAGTCATCGTTGAAGCCAAACACGGTGCTACGACACTCGCGGCGCAGTCGATATGGATCACGTCGAACCTGGACCCAAGAAGGTGGTATCCGCTAGCCGATCAAGAGACTATCGATGCCCTACTACGCCGTCTGACAATCACACACTTCGATGCACCATTTGGTTAATAAAAAAAGTTTTTATTCATCCAGACCAATCAACCACCAAATCTGACTAATCTCTTCTTCTGTGAAATGCCAGCGACCGCTCAACTCTTCAAAGCTTGTGACTCCTGGACAGTAGAAGATGACAGCCAATTCAATCCACTCTTCGTTGTTGAATGAAATAGTATAGTATCTGCAATGCTTGCTCTGCACACTCTTGCCATGGTAGTTGATAACACTAACGTTAGGAGAAAACATTGTTGCCGCTACAGAACCACAAAAGCCCATGAAGCATGCCCGTCCGCCGCCATAGTTTGTTCCAGTGTAACCCTAACCCTAACCCGCACAACCCTAACCCCAACCACAACCCCAACCCCAACCCTACCCTAACCCCCACGATTTTCCACCAATCACCGTCCAGAGTCCCCTAACCCTAATGGGGGGGACGTCAGGAGGGGGGGGCTGCCTTAAGATGAAATTGAAAGAGTACTTTTTTTATTTTTTTTTTGTATTTTTTTTTGTCCCTGGTGCGGGGCTGCCTGGGCGAACTTGCTAAAAAAGATCCGTAAGCACCAAAGGCGACAAAAGAATTTTGTTACGCCTAGTATTACTTACGGATCAGCGTAACAAGTAA